TGAATGCATCCTCACCGTATCTTGGTACGAGCCATTTGTTCAGCTCATCACGAAGTTGGCAACACATCGGTATGATGGTGTTGGTAATAAGGTCACGCATTGCGTTTTGGTAGTTGTTGTAGCTAGATGTGTCAACATCGAACAGCACAGCAGGCAGACCAAACACTCGGCACCACTGATGCATAGAAAGGCGCAGTGTATTGACCAGCTCCATGTCGACACTAGACATACCAAAGTTGAGGTAGTCCCAAGGAGTTTGCAGCACTGCCACCTTTCCTTTGTTGTCAACATAGTTTATGTTCTCGTTCACTGCACGTCTGATGTCTGACGCTTGCTCCATTGTAAAGCTCGGCACGATATTGCCAAGTGGTCTAGGAGTTAAGGCCCCTTTCGCTCCACCGTTGCCAGTCATCATCGCTGATGCATCGGCAGCATTGTTAGACATACGAAGTGTCTTTAGTGCTGCACGAAGCGGTGACACACCACGAAGGTGCGCACGGGTCGTAGCATCGAACTCTGGGTTCCATGACGCCCAATGCATCACGCTCTCCTTTGGAAGATTGATGCCCTCACCTACCTGCAGCTTGTATGCCACGATATTATATAGGTCGATTGGATCTGGGTATATTTCCAAGAACTGGGTGGGGAGAATGTTGAGTTCACTGAACTGTCCTCCAAGTTTACCATCATTTCCATATACGTTTCCTTCTCCGCTGAGATATCTATATCCGAATAAGTTTTCAAAGAATTGGTCTTGAGATTGATAATTGTTTGGGCTTTCGAGTAACCTTGCTAAAGGTGTACCCATTATAATATTTTCTGAGTATGCGTTCTTACGAGCAAGTAGTGCCTGCTCAAACGCACCGCGATTGGCAATGCCTTTTGATAATTGCTTATAGCGCATCAACTCCGTGCGAGCCTTCTCGCCCGGATTGAGCTTATAGACATACCAAGGGATAGATGCACTCTTGCGAGCAAGAAAGCTCACAATAGCGTAGACATCCGCGTTGGCTAGGTATCCCTCTGTTACATATGATGCTGACGTATAATTTTGAACCAGTGCGCTATTAAGGCCGACCATCTGCACTGGGCTTGATGGATATGGATTGATGCCTTTCTTTTTGAAGATGTCAAATAATCCCATGTTGTTATATTGCTCCCCAGGTTACACTGGGAATTGTTAATTTAGAAAATATTGCATAGCGCATAGCATCACAAGCGTGATCTGAGAACTTGACTGGTTGATCTAACTTCATTCCGTTACGATCCGTCTTCCAACGGTAATTTTTTAACTCCTTCAACAAATTTACACTATCTTGATGGATAACCAATGGTGTGCCTTTTATCGTGCGTATACCCTCAGTTACATCTTTATTGGCTGGCTTTGCGTTCAGTCCATTTCTCACTAGCTCCTCTATTGTCTTTGGCTCCGCAGCATCGCAATAAATCTCATCATACTTCTCTAATCCCAAAGCTAAGATTTTTTCCACTAAGTCGTTGGTCGTTAGTTTTGTTTCGTATAATAGCTCCTTGACATATGCAACGCCGTCATTGAACACCACTTTGACAAGTGACGAAGGATTGTTGAATCCAAAGTCAAGGCCGTACACGGTCTCACCCTCTGGCATTGTCTCTGTTGTTTTCCAATGCAGATAGATGAGGTCTTGAGAGAGTCCACGCTCACCAAGGCCGTAGATTTGCCAATAGTTCGGGTCTGCGTCTTTTAGACGCTCTAACTCATCCACTAGCTCTTTTGGAAGAAATGGGTTGTCTCTGAACGTTGTAATGTGAAAGTCTGCATCATCACGCGGAATCACGTTGTCGTAAATCCATGAGGACAGATCTGATGGGTTGTAGTCAATTACAATCTTACCCTCTGTACGCATGATGAGCTGCATCCACGCTTCGTAGCTGAGTTCGTTGGCTTCATTGCAAAAGAGGTACGTTCTAGCTCGACCACGAATCTTTTGTGGCTGATCTGCTGATACAAACTCTATAACGTTTCCGTTTAACTGATATATCTGCTCTGTTTTATTGTGGTTGTCTTCGGAATAAATACCAAGACGAGTGAGGATGTCTACAAAATCTCTAAGCACCGAACCTTTGATGGATGGTAGAGACTGGCGTACTACTGTGAGGGTCTTACCGTTCTCTTGCAACAGCTTGATGATAAACCAAATTAAGATGTTGTAGGTCTTGCCAGAACGCGAGCCTCCTTGCATTACCGTTATTCTCTTTTTGCTGTCTTGCAATATTTCAAAGATCTTGTTAGTTTGAAGTTTAGCGTTCATAGTTTTAGTTATTTTCTAAAAATTTGGAAGTGAATTTAGGAAGTGAAAAGTAGGTATAAAAAGGGGGTCATTAGTATAGGTTATTTTTGTTTAGACAAGAGTTTAGGTGCTATCAAAAATGTTTCTTTACCCCCAGGCCCGAAAAAGTCGATTTCTTAAAGTCCCCCCCGTTAAGGCCGGGCCGCCATTCCCAACCGCCATTTCGGCCCAAAAAAACCCCAAGGACAGACCAATGCGCCGCGGTCAGTTCGTTGCGGCCTCCAGGATCTCTACGTTCGGCTTCACTACCTCAACTTGAACCTGGTTAAGGTTGCCCTCGATTTTGTTTTCAATCTTTTGTGTAGGCAAGCCGATATAATACTGGCAAAAGATCTGAATTGCTTTTATATCACCTTCAGCAATCTTTTGCTTTAATACCTTGAATGCCGTGTCAGCCATTGGCTCCAGGCGTTGGATAATTTCGTGTTCTTCCATTCTGCGTTTCCTTCCTGCTCCTTCCCTTGCTCCGCCCCTCTTGCTCTTGCGCTCCGTTATCAGTGTGTTCAATTGTCTGTCAGTCATTTGATTTTGATTGGTTATTCAGATGCGATCTTTTATTGATTTTCAGTATTTATAGGGGTATTTACTTGCTCCATATTGTGCGTATGTCCTTTACCGTCTACCGTTTCACGCTCATATATCCTCAGCTTAACCCATCCGTCTTGATCGGGTCTTTCGTTAATATATTCAATAAAATCTGGCTTGTATATATTGAGATATATGCTTTGATCCTTTGCCCCTTGTTTTATGTAAAACCCCTTTCTTTTCATGTAAAAAACAAGTTTAGACAAAATAAACCCTATTTGCTACAATTCACAGAAAATGTTGATAATTAATGGCTTATGAATTATGCTAAAAAATATATAAAAAAAGTGGTGTATTTATTTTGTTATGTTATTTTTGTTAGTATCTTTACTGAGTCAATATGACAAAAACAAAAACAAACCACATGAAACAGTTAACATCCTTCGCTCCAATCATTGCAACAGTTATCTTTTATTCAGTTATTGTAATTATTAACCTCTTAAACTATTAAACAATGAACACTAACACTTACAACGGATGGACAAATTACGCCACCTGGCGCATTGCGCTTGAATGGTTTGACTCACATAACCCTTTCAGCTATGAAAAAGATAGTTACGAAATGTCAAAGATGCTCAAAGAATATGTTGAGGAAAGTTTGGAAATGGAAGCGTGCGGAGATTTTACATTGGCCTATGCTTTGGCTTTTATTTCTGAGGTTAACTGGTTTGAAATTGCTCAACATCTAATTGAGGAGGAGGTTACCAATGAATAAGCAACTTTTGCGCCTTATTATTGCGCTCATTTGCGCCGGCATTATTATCGGACAGCTTCAAGATCCTTTTTGTAAATAACATAAAACAAACCAACAATGAAAACAGTATTTAACAGCAACTTACAACTTGCCAAAACATGGGCCGCGCAAAATCAATCTTTTGCAAAAGGCCCCTCAATGCTTTTCCATTTTCAAACTCTTTACAGCTACGGTGAACACTTTGAGCTTGCAAAGTTTGTAAAAGCTCCAAAAGGTGAAGATGTTATTTTTATTAACGATAATTTCTACTCAATGACTACCAGAAAGCATTTGGGCGTTGCTTTGAGTGTTATTCCTGAGAATGTTATTTTTTTTACTATTCCGTTTACTATTTCAGGCATTTATTCACGATCTGATTATTTTAAAATATCTGATTTGCCTGATATCATTAAAGTAATGAAAAACAAAGTAGCAACAACACTAAAAAGGCAAAGCCTGGCAAAAAGCAAAACATTTCATTTTGATGATGCTTTGAGACAAATAGATAAAATAAACATGATTTGCAAAATGTTTGATTTGCCTTTGATTGATCGTGAAGCTATTT